CTTGGGGTAATAGTTTTCGCCGTCTTGGTATTTGGGTTGTCCTAGTACCTCTAAACAACTGTTAAGGTAATAAACGTCTTCCGTAATTCTTGGACTATCCTCTATCAAATCAATAGCGTGTTGAACTTCCCAAGGTAAACCTCCTTCATCTATTCCTTGTTCCCAAACGCTATTTCTATGGTGCTTATAATCTACTGCCCCTGTGCTTTCATTCTTATTGTTAGCATAAAGAGTAGCCGTATGGCAGTCATCGGAGCAGTAAGCTTTATTTTTTTTCCGCCCCTCTTTGATTGGTTCTTCACATCTCACACAATATTTAAGCATTGCCTACCTCCTTAATAATTAGATCTTTATCTTCTTGCCTTAAAATTTCCCACTCCAATTCTTCGTGTGCTTTAGTTATAGCATCTTCCAAAGTTTCTGCTTCAATGTAAACTTCTTCTTCTGTAACAGAAGTCCTTGTTATATAAAACTCTTTTACTTCTGCACTCATGATCTATCCTCCATGATTGCTACAAGTTCGTTATCTGAATGCTTGCAGTCACAAGATAAGCAAAGATAGAAACCGCTTTGCTCTTGTATATTTCTTTCGTCCTCTTGCTTGTCACATAGTTGGCATTTACTCATGACTCATCCTCTATTCCAAATAATCTTTCTGCCACTTCTTCGCTGATTATGTAATCTATATTATCTAAAAGATTTTTTACAATGTATGGTTTTTTTGAGGCTCTGCGTCTGAAACCTTGTAGCACAACTTTTTTGCCATTCATCTCAGCGATTTTTTCTAGGTCAAATTTCTTATCTATGTTGCCTCTCCATTTATTGTTACTTATAAGGTCTTTCATTTCTTTACTCATGCCACCTTTTATTTTTACATTGAAGCCAAACTTTACACTATCATCATCATATCTAGCGTTACCTAAATCTACTTCTAATCCGTATCCGTCTAAGACCTCTATCAGACCTTCGTCTAATATTTCTCTTATTACGTCTACATTCTTTGGGGTCATTTCTGTTATTGCTTTAGTCATATTATTTCCTATAGTTATTAAATTTCCACTCCTTAGATTACAGTATATATCCCATACACACAAGCATTATTTACTTGTTTCGAGTACACTACATTTACTGTGGCACAACCTGAAAAATTATTTTGGCAACAAGTAAGAAAAAACCTTACCGAGTTTTCTTGGATAAGGTTGGAGTCAAGGGTTAATCATGGCATTCCTGATGTTTTAGGCTGTACCAAAGAGGGCATTTATTTTACAACAGAACTCAAAGTAACTAAGAGTAATAAAGTAAACCTCTCTCCACATCAAATTGCATATCATGAAGAGCGTAAAAATTCCTGTGCTTTTATCTTGGTCAAGCGTCTCTTGGAGAGCAACCCTCGTAAATCTACAGTACACATCTATGGAGCGGAACAGGTACGAGATCTGGCAGTCAAAGGTTTGGTCGTCCCAAGTTTATCGTCCTCCGACCCAATCAATTGGTCATTTGTCCAAGAGCAATTAGCGACCCTCGTTCGAGGTAGGACAAATGACCAATTGATTGGGTAGTTTGCTTGCTTGTCTATCCTATCTAGAATCGCGGGTGCCTTCCCTGGGACAAGCAAGCAATTTAGCGAAGCGTCGTCCGAAGGACAAAATTGCTTGCTTGTCTGTTCTATCTAAATAAAAAAATAGGCCCTGGTCCAGGGGTGATAAAAACACAGCAATAGGTGAGGCACAAAAAAAAGGGCAGCTCCGAAGAACTACCCTTTTCCACCATAGGAGGGTGTTAGATATAGGCCATAATTTTAGCCCAGTTGATTGTTGATAATGGTCGGACCTGTCATGATACCTCGGTCCACTGTTGCAGTCTTGAGGCATTTGCCATCTACATAGAATCTGTATTCTCTCGAACCATCTTCCAGCTTGCGGTGTGTTGTGTAGTGTTTGACAAACTCGAACGAGTTGTTTAGTCCTGTGCCGATACGGATCTCGACTTCTCCAGTCTCCCTGACTCCGTATGATTTGTTTGCTTTGTAGATGCAACTTGTAACTATATTCCAAATTGGATAATTCATATTTTCTCCTATTAGTGATGTAAAGAAACATTATAGGTTATCTCCCATAACATGTCTATCTATTCTTCAAGGGTCTTCGACCCTTGACAAGCAAGCAATCCAAGAATAAAGGCGAAGCCCTTGGATTGCTTGCTTGTCTGTTCTATCTAATTAAAAAGGACCCCTGGGATCTGGGATCCGGGTATAAAAAAAGGGGCAACTTTCGTCGCCCCTTCTTCTTCCCTCTCGTTTAACTAATTCTAAACCCTCCGCATTCCTTGGCAAAGTCTCTGAACTCTCTAACGTTCTCAACTGTAAAAGGATAATGAGGTTCGTCTTCTGCGTAATCTTTTGGGTTAGCAAGAGCAAAAGATGTTTCATACACTTTTGTCTCTCCGTTCAGCAGTTGTTCGCTTAGTACCTTAACAATTATTCTGCATTGTGCATCAGTTATTAAAAGTCCATCGTTGTAATGTCCGCTACTGTGTTCTTCCTCAGATATTATATCGTCACAAGTTTTGCAAACGTAATCCCAAAGAGGATGCCAATACCAAACATTATTTCTGAAGTACGCACCTTTCTCTTTGTCCCTTGGGTTTTCTCCGTATACATCCATTCCCATTACAGTGCCTCCCCTTTTATCGTATCTCCAATTATTAATGATCTTACCAATTCTTCATCCTTAGACTTATTGATAATGTTATCAATAATCTTTTCTATTTCTTTTTCCATTACAGTACCCTCACAATGTCTTTGACCCAAGTGCTCATCTCTGATCCTTTGACATCAATAAGTAAAACTTTCTTTAGTCCTCTGCCTTGCTTAATGCTTTCCATGGCAACAACACTTGTAGGAAACCCTAACTGTTTTGTAATCAGCTTAGTTCCTTTCTTAATTGTTTCTAATTTATCAATCATATCTTTCTCCTATTGGTTATTAAATGTGGTTAATCCACTAACATAGACTATCATACAAGTCCCATATACTCAAGCAAAATGTTGGCTCGCCTTCGGCTCGCCCAAGACAAGCAAGCAACTCATCACTATCTCTAAGTCAAGGTGGAAGTCTATAAGAAACTACCTTTACTTAGAATCAAAGATAGTGATGAGTTGCTTGCTTGTCTGTTCTATCTAATTAAAAAAGTAGGCCCCCTGGCACGGCACCTGGACTGAGGTGGCGTCCACAAAAAAAGGGTGGATAACCTTTCGACTATCCACCCTTTTTGTATAAATACTATATGTTATCTAACACCCCCTCGCCTTCGCAATTGTGACATAAACTCTTAAATAAGTTTTCCTCAGGTTCTCCGACTAAGAACGTGTATCCTTTGCCGTTGCACTTTGAACAGATATTAAAGGTTTTCATTGAAACATTTAATAAGAACTAACTTACCAAGGATGCCGTATTTTAATACGTCATCCATTTCTTTATCTGCTATTAACACTTCGATGAGTGCATTTGCTTCGTGGTGACTTAACATTACTTGCTACCTCCTATATAAAAGAACCCAACAACTAAAACAGTTAGCACAAAGAACGGAGCCATTACTAATATAATTTCAAACATTAGTTCAACCTCTCTTGATTATGAATCTCCATGACTCCATGCTCAGCTTCATGATCTTCAAGCAATGGAGTATCTTCTAATATTTCTCCATTAGCTACGACAACAATGCCGTTGATGATCAGACTAGAACAGTTAGGCTCAATTGCCTTGGCTACTTCTAAACCATTGTTGTTGAACATACTTATCTTTAACTTCATTTTATTTCTCCTATGATTATTAATGAATACAGTTATATTACCATTTGGACTATACAATGTATATAAATAAATACACACATATCCCATATTGTCAACCACTTCCGCGTGTGTCCGTCGTGCCTCGCTTCGCTCGGCTTCGCTCGGCTTCGCTCGTAAGGGGGGATAGGGGTATAGATTGAATGTATAAGAATGAAAGTAATAGAATGATACTAATGACAAATAACTACAGACCTGGTTAACTATTTGCATTAGATAGAATCTATTACCTAGAATCTTAGACAATGAAACTATACCCCTATCCCCCCTTACGAGCGAAGCGAGTGAGTTGTTTATATAAGAAGAAAACAGATAGGGAGAGACACCTCAAAAAATTTGACAAAAGTGTTTTAGAAATACAATATATAAAAATTCGAAAAGGATTTACGTATTAAAATTTTAAAATTTTCAAAAAATCTCGCATGAAAATTTGTAGTGACTGTAACGAAAAATTTCCTAATAAAAGTTTTGAAGTAACACATGCCAAAGGAAACTATACACGGAGTATCTGTATCTCTTGCAAGACACAAAAAGCTAATCGTAAAAAATCTTCTTCGCCCAAACAATATATCCAACACCTATACACCCAAGCTAAATCAGCTAGACGCGATTCAGGGAAAGAATGGAAAATTAAAAGCTCACACTTACAAAAATGTTGGGAGCAACAAGAAGGCCGTTGTGCGTTGTCAGGTGTCTTTATGACATGGTCCAAGGACGGTGGAGGAAAGAAAGAGAAGAACATCAGCATAGATCGTATTAGTCCCCATATCGGATATATCCCAAGTAATGTACAATTGGTGTGTAATAGGATAAACATCTTAAAACACAACTTGACAGAAGATGACTTGTATTGGTGGTGTAAGAATATAATAACAATTAAGGAGTTGCCTAAATAATGGAATCGAAATACGATATTAACTTGGAGCAATTAGCCGAGCAATACCCTGACGCAACAAAACAACTACTTGAACTAACAGAGGCTTTAGACGCTAAGACACTTCAGCGAGAGGGGTACGACAACTTCATTCGCTATATAAAACACATGTGGCCAGACTTCGTAGAAGGAGAACACCACAAGATATTTGCCGAGAAGCTCGAACGAGTTGCTCGCGGCGAGCTTAAACGCCTCATAGTAAACATGCCTCCTAGACACACCAAGTCTGAATTTGCGTCAACCTTTTTTCCTTCATGGGTCTTGGGTCGTAATCCTAAGTTAAAGGTCATGCAGATAACACACACCGCGGAACTTGCGTTTCGTTTTGGTAGAAAGGTGCGTGACATTATTGACTCCGAAGAATATCAAAGTGTCTTCCCTGGCGTTAGGCTAAAAGCCGACAGTAAATCCGCAGGTCGTTGGGAAACCAATGGCGGTGGGGAAGCCTTCTATTCAGGAATAGGCGGAGCAGTAACAGGGCGTGGTGCAGATCTACTTGTGCTGGACGACATTCACTCAGAGCAAGACGCACTTTCGTTAACGGCTTTGGACAATGCATGGGATTACTACTCTTCAGGACCACGACAAAGATTACAACCCGGCGGAGCCATTGTTATTGTGATGACGCGATGGAGTACCAAGGACTTAACAGGCAGATTACTCAGCAGACAGGTAGAAGAACACGCAGACCAATGGGAAGTCGTAGAATTCCCAGCTATATTTCCTGAAACGCACACGCCTTTATGGCCTGAGTATTGGAAGTTAGAAGAATTAGAAGGGGTCAAAGCTTCTATCCCTGTCAGCAAATGGGAAGCCCAGTGGATGCAAAACCCAACCTCTGAAGAAGGTGCTATACTAAAGAGAGAATGGTGGAAAAAATGGGACAAGGACGAAATACCACAGATGCAGTACGTCATACAATCTTATGACACGGCATATACAAAGAAGGAAACTTCAGACTTCTCAGCGATTACGACGTGGTGCGTATTTTATCCAGACGAAGGTTCAAAAAGACCCTCCCTCTTACTCCTAGACGTTAAGAAAGGACGATGGGACTTCCCAGAATTAAAACGTGAAGCGTTTGCACAGTACAAGTATTGGGATCCAGACACGGTTATTGTAGAAGCAAAGGCAAGTGGTCTGCCGTTAACGGACGAACTACGCCTCACAGGAATCCCTGTGGTAAATTATTCTCCTGGCAAAGGACAAGACAAGATTGCACGAGTAAATGCAGTCGCTCCTATGCTGGAATCTGGAATGGTGTACGTTCCAGATACAAGATGGGCGGACGAGTTGGTTGAAGAATGTGCGGCATTTCCTTTCGGAGATCACGATGATTTGGTAGACTCAACAACACAAGCGTTAATGCGTTATCGACAGGGCGGATTTATTGGTTTAGAATCTGACGATGATTTGCAGGATAATTATCCACGCAGACTAAAAGAATATTATTAGGAGCACAAGATGTCTAAGAAAGGTGAAGAGATAAAAGACCAAGGATTCGTACCTTACGCAAAACAAAAAACTGAAGCTACTTCTAAAGGACCAACACCCGGCGCTGGCAAAGGCAAAAGTCGTGGAGCTGGAGCAGCCCTTAGAGGAACTAAGTTTACTGGCGTATATTAAACCG